AAGCTTGTCGAGGCGCCGATCACGATGGCGCAGAGCCAGGCGCGCAAGATCAGCATCCACGACAGCCCGGAATCCCGTGTCCGTGAGGCGTTCGAGCGCGAGTGGAAGACGGTCGGTGCCGACAAACACATATTCAACGTCATGCGGACCAGCCGGATCTACGGCGTTGGCTCGATCATCTATGGCGCGGTCGGGATTGAACCGTCCGAACCGATCGACCCGAAGAAGCTCGCGACCCTGGAATTGTATTTCAACGTCCTAGACCCGCTGAACACAGCCGGGTCGCTGGTGATGAACCAAGACCCGAATTCACCGGACTTCCAGAAGCACGTCGGCATCGCGGTCTCAGGCAAGCCCTACCATCGCAGCCGGTCCTGCACGATCATGAACGGCGAGCCAGTCTATATTGCCTATACGACCAGCGCCTTCGGGTACGTCGGCCGCTCCGTCTATCAGCCGGTGTTGTTCCCGCTCAAGTCGTTCATCCAGGCCATGATCACCGATGACATGGTGACATTGAAGGCTGGGTTGCTGATCGAGAAGCTGAAGCCTGCCGGGTCGATCACGGATCGCCTCATGGCGGCGGCGTCCGGCATCAAGCGCAACCTGTTAAAGATCGCGCGCACCGGCAACGTGCTGAGCATGTCGATCGAGGAAAGTGTTGAATCGCTCGACCTGCAGAACATCGACAAGTCGCTCGAAACCGCACGCCGCCATGTCCTGGAGAATATCGCAGCTGGCGACGACATGCCGGCGAAGCTGCTGAACAACGAGACGTTCGCGGAAGGGTTTGGAGAGGGCACGGAGGACGCCAAGCAGGTCGCGCGCTACGTTGATCGCAAGCGCGGCGAGATGCAGCCCCTCTATGATTTCTTCGACCGGATCGTCCAGCACCGCGCATGGAATGAGGCCTTTTACGCCACGATCCAGGCCGAGTTCGAGGATTACGAGGGCGTTCCGTACAACGAGGCATTCTATCGCTGGAAGAACAGCTTCGCTGCGGAATGGCCGTCGCTGCTGATCGAGCCCGAGAGCGAGCGCATAAAGGTCGATGAGACCAAGATGAAGTCGATCATTGCCATGCTGGAGATTTTGCTTCCTCAGATAGATCCTGAAAACCGCGCGCATATGATCCAGTGGGCGCAAGATAATTTTAATGAGAACAAACTTCTCTTCACGATTCCGATGGTGCTGGACATGGACGCGCTGGCGGAATGGGCACCGGCAGTCTCGGGGGTTCCATCCGCGCCGACGAATCCGTCAGAGAATATGGATTTCCCCGAACCGGGCAAAAGCGCGGGGACGTCCCCGACTAATGGTGCGGACACCATCCAGCAGGTAAGCCTAAACGGCTCCCAAGTTACGTCCATGATCGAGATCGTGCAGCAAGTCGCCGCCGGTCAATTGCCTCGGGATAGTGCGGCCCAGATGCTCATGCTCTCCTTCCGGCTGGACAAGGGGCAGGCCAACGCGGTGTTGGGTATGGTCGGCAAGGGGTTTGTTCCGGCCGATATATCGGAGGCGGCGGGCTAGGCCATGGCGCCTCCTCCCGGCCCCGACGGCGGACCATCAAATAGCGGTCGGCGCGGGTTCTACGACATTATCAACGCCGCTATCGAGGATGTGACCGAACACGGCTTCGACAGCGTGGCCCGTATCGAGCAATGGATCGAGCGCATCCGCCGCGCTGCGATCCAGAGCCTGACCCCGCCGCATCAGTTGGAGCAGGCGCTACGCGACACGATGCAGGCGATCTACCAGCGCATGGTGGATCGCGGCGGCATCGCGAAGTTTCATCCGGGCCTGCCGCGGTTCACGATCGACAAGGTCAAGCCGAAGCTTCGGAGCGAGTTGGATCGGCGCATCATGGCGTCGGCCGGGTTGATCAAGATGAACCAGGCGGCGGCGGTCGAGAAGACGATCAAGCGGTTCTCGGGCTGGGCGACGAGCATTCCCGATGGCGGCAGCGATGCGGTCAGCCGGCGCGAAGTCAAGTCGGGCATTCGGAAGTCGCTGGCGCAGTTGCCGTACGAAGAACGGCGCGTGCTTATCGATCAGGGGCACAAGTTCGTCGCCTCGCTGAATAATATCGTCGCGGTCGGCGGCGGCGCGATTGCCATCGTCTGGCGAAGTCACTACCGCCAAGCAGGGTATGCGTACCGCGAGGACCACAAGGAGCGCGACGGCCACGTCTACGCGATCCGAGGGAATTGGGCCGCCGAAAAGGGCCTGATGCGCAAAGGCGCTGACGGCTACTACGACGAGATCACGTCAGTCGGCGAAGAGGTCTTCTGCCGCTGCTATGCCCGGTACCTATACGCGCTCCGTGACCTGCCGCCTGAGATGCTGACCCACAAGGGTGCCGAAGAACTGGCTCGCGTCCGCCGCGCCGCCTGAAGGATCAGACATGACCGTTTATCCCAACAGCCAGAGCAATCCGGCTAGCGCCATCCCTGTGTGGATTGCGGCATTTCCAGGCGGCGGCGCGCTGAGCAAGAACATCACGACCAATGCCAGCACGCTGGTCAAGACGGGCGCTGGCACGTTCTTCGGCCTGTCCGTCAACACCGCCGGCACCACCTCGACCGCCACGGTTTACGACGGCACCAGCACGGCAGGCGTGAAGCTCGGAACGTTCTCGACCGTTGCGCAGGGCGGCCCGAGCATTCCGGCGTCTGGCCTGGCTTTCACGGTCGGCCTATTCGTCGTGACCGCTGGCGGGGCTACGGCTGACATCACCGTCGCATACGTCTGACCGTCCGATGACCGTCAAGCGCGGTGCCGGCATCCTGTTTTTGAACGAGGGTCAGGCGCTCTTCCTCAAGCGCGGCGGGTCGGGCGACCACGCGGGTGAATGGTGCTTCCCTGGCGGCACGCACGAGGACGGCGAGACACTTGAACAGACCGCCGTGCGCGAGTGCGGCGAGGAGATTGGTTTCGTCCCGGAAGGCGATCGGGCTTTCCACACGCGCAACATTTCGGCCGCGCAGATTACCGGCTCTGTTGTCGGGCTTCAGGATGGCGTGATCGCAACGGAAACGGGGCGGGCTGGTCCGGATGGGTCGGTCATTGCTCCGCCGCCCGACGCGCCGCCGCTTGTCTCTGAGGTGGTCGAGAGCGATCAGGTCGATTTCACCACCTTCGTGCAGCGCGTCACCGAGCGGTTCGAGCCGACACTGAACGAGGAACACACGGGTTACGCCTGGTCGAGCGTCGATGCGCCGCCGGAACCGCTTCACCCCGGCTGCCGGATCGCGCTGGCACGCCTGACGATGGATGAATTGGGCGTGGCGAGAGCCATGGCCGCCGGAGACCTCACGTCCCCGCAGCGCTACCAGAACGTCACCCTGTTCAACATCCGGATCACCGGCACCGGGACGGCCTTCCGCAGCGCGCATGACGAGTTCGTCTACCGGCCGCCCGACAATTACCTGACCGACGAGTTCCTGGCGCGGTGCAACGGCCTGCAGGTCATCTGGAAGCACCCGGAAGGCAGTCTGCTGACCGGCGAGGAATTCACCCAGCGGACCATCGGGGCAATTTTCCTGCCGTACATCCTCGGCGACGAGGTCTGGGGTATCGCGAAGATCTACGACGAACCCGCCATCGCATTGATGTCGGACGAGACCAAGCAACTCTCGACCTCACCAGCAGTCCTCGTGGGCGGTCCGAAAGTCGAACTCGAGGACGGAACTAAGCTGCTGATCGAGGGCAAGCCAAGCCTGTTGGACCATTTGGCTATCTGCGCAGTGGGCGTGTGGGACAAAGGCGGGGCACCGGCCGGCGTCGATTCGGACCTAATTGGAGACTTGATGATGACGGAAGCAGAGATGAAGGCGAAGGCCGACGCCGATGAAGCGAAGGTCAAGGCGGATGCGGAAGAGGCCAAGGCGAAAGCCGATGCGGACGACGACAGGATGGGCAAGTTCTGCGACTCCGTGTCGAAGTTCATGGATTCCATGAGCGCGCGCATGGATGCGTTCGAAGCCAAGAAGGCGGATGCCGACGTGGGCGATCCGGAGAAGCTTGCCGCCGACAAGGCGCGCAAGGATTCCGAGGAAAAGGAAGCCGAAGAGGCCAAGAAGAAGGCCGATGCGGACGAAAAGGCGAAGGCCGATGCCTCCGCGCTGGCCGAAAAGCTGGCGGACCTCGATCGCCGCATGCCGAAGGAGCGTTCCGACGCCGATTTCGCCGCGCTGGCGGATGCCCAGGCGCGCGCCGATGGCGTGTTCAGTGCGTTCGGTGACAGCGCCCCTCGTCCGCTGCAGGGCGAGACCCTGCCGGGCTATCAGGCGCGTCTGGCCGGCAAGCTGAAGAGCCACAGCAAGGCCTGGAAGGACGTCGACCTGTCGGCCCTTCCCGACCCCGCGCTGGGCATCGCCATCGAGCAGATCTATTCCGACGCCGCCGTCGCCGCTCGCAGCCCGGTCGATATCCCGGTTGGTCAGTTGCGCCCGATCGTCACCACCGACGAGACCGGCCGTCGTCACACCAAGTTCCATGGCCGACCCTCGGCATGGATGAATCATTTTGGCGGAAATCGCTTGGCCGCGGCCATCCGCACCAAGAGGGAGGGTTAATCCATGGTCGCGAATGTCTCTTTCAATCCGAACCTGACGACCACGGCCGCGGGCTCGTTCAATACCACGTCTCTGGGTCTCACGCAGGGCTCGGCCTATGACGATCCGGCAGTCCGCTACGCGCTGTCTGGCGGCGTCCTGTCGACGTCCGAAACCCTCCCCATGTGGGGCGGCGTCGGCATCTACAACCTGATCCCCGGCGTCGCCGGTGCGCAGGAGCAGTCTCTGGGCGAAATCGTCGGTCGTGCCAACTCGCTGACCGGCGCCAATGCCCTCACGGCATTCTCGGTCTATCAGCAGGCCTATGGCATGCTGACTACGCCGCAGAGCCCGGTTCCGCTGTCGGCCTCCAGCATGCAGGTGAACTTCTATCGCCTCGGTAGTGGCGCGCGCATCCATGTCGCCATCGATCCGGCGCTGGTCTCGCTCGACGGTTCGATCATCACCTCACAGGTCAGCTGGGATTTCTCCCTGCAGCGCCTGATTCCCTTCGTCGCCGCCTACCCGGCCAACGTCATTACGGCGGCGGCTTGGGCTAACACGAACGGCGGTCAGGCCACTCTGACCACGACGACGGCCCATACCGTCACGGTCGGTTCGGACTTCACCATCACCGGCGTGACCCCGGCCGCTTACAACGGCACGTTCACCGCGCTGGCAGGCACCACGGGCAGCACGCTCGTCTATGCCCTGCCACTCGCATCGACGCCCGGCGCCGGTACGGCGTTCGGCACCCTGGTGGCCGGCGGAGGCGCGCTGAATGTCCGCGTTCTGGAGACCCAGATCGGCAACAGCATGACCGTCTCCTATGACCCCGTCACCGGCTTCGCGACCTGGAACCGTTCGGGTTCTGCCGCGACCATCCTGATCTAAGGGCAGAATCAAATGGCGAACAGCTCTCCCTCCTATGTGAACGTCAATCCGTCGTTCACCGAGCCGGGCCTCCTGCTGCCCTATACGCAGGCGTCCGGTGCTTTCGACTGCCTGGGTGGGGGCGAACCCCTCACGCGGCTATCGGACGGCGATCTCTACGTCTACGTCAACCGCGTCGACGTTCGGACCAAGGTCGCGTCGGGCACGGCGGCATACAACCAACTGCCCAGCGTCGATGTGATCCTGTCGCAGATCAGCACCCCGAGCTATCTGCTGCGGGTTGGCGCCGAATACGATCACCACGATACGGCCGCCATGGCTCGCCGCGGCGTGAGTATTGTCGAGGCTCAGCGCCTCGGCATGCGCCAGGGTCATTTCCAGCTGGCCCGCAATGCGCTGCTCTACGGCATGAACCCGCAGAACGGCGAAGGCCTGCTGAATGCCAATGGCGCAGTGACGATCAGTCTTCCGCCCGACAGCAACGGAAACCAGACCGCGCAGACCTATGACTCTGGCCAGATGGCGTTCTTCCTGCTGTCGCAGATCAGCGCGATGAAAAGCCGCACCAACCAACTGGGCATTGGCCGAAAGTTCACGTTTCTTGGCCCCCAGCGCGTGCTGAGCATCTTCGAATATCAGGGCATCGTTCAGTTGACGCAGTTCCAGCGTCAGGGCGCCGGCAGTGAGACCACCACTGGCGTCGTGCAGACCGTTGCTATGGCGAACGGAGACCAGATCACCTGGGCGTATGATGACACGCTGCAGGGCAAGGGGGCTGGCGGTACCGATGCGATTCTGCTGGTCATGCCGGAAATTGAGAAGCCGGATCACCCTGGAATCAACACCAACGAGTTTGCCAAGCTGTCGCCGGGCATCAGCGCTTGCGTCACCATGTACTGCGACATGGCCGCGCCGCGCGAGATCGTCGGCCCCCTGGCGCGCGGCGGCACGGACATGCTGATGGAATGGCGCATCACTTCGGGCTGGCCGATGCGCCCCGA